CATTTAGGACTAAGGATTATGTTACTAAAATGGTAGATGGTGTAGAAGCTAGAGTACTTAAATTAGTAGATTTACTTAATGTCGCTATAACAGGCAACCCTGCACAAAGGGAAGCCAAAATAATGCAAGTAATTGCTAAAAGTTTAGATTCACAATCGGAGCAAAAAATGGCAGACGAAGAAAAACCAGTGGATGAAACACCACAGGAAACTCCCGAAGCTGAACCACCTGCAGCCCCAGAAGGCGAGGCTGAACAAAAGGCGGAGAAAGTAGAGGTAGTTGAAAAGAAAAGTATCTCAGAGGTTCTAACTGAGCTTAAAACTCTTCAAGAAGAGGTTAGTTCACTTAGGAAGCAAAGAGAAGAAACAGATGAAGTGCAAACGACAATAAAGGCAATCAAGACTGATATTACTGAACTAAAGGCTAAGATGGCAGAACCAGTACAGAAAGCTATTATAACCGAACCAGTTCAGGAAGAAAATGTTGAGGTTAAGCAGCCTATTGATTTAATAAAATAAAATGGATACAGGATTTGGTGATATGGGAACTATCACAGATCCAGAAGCAGCCTTTAGGCAGTCTTTTGGATATTGGGTAGGTAATGGTCAGTCATACCATGACCCGCAAGGGTTTAAGGGAATCGCACATTCTTTTAAAGGTAAGACAACCATGACTGAGGCTAAGTCAGAATTACAGGAAGGCATAAACAAGCAGAACAATGAAATGAAGGCTATCTCAACCACAACTGGTGGAGCCGGAACTGCAGGTTATGCTTTAATTCCAGTATATGTTGATTCTGATATTGTTGATACGTCAAGAAAGTATACTCCACTTAGGGAATTAACTCCAAGAGTGGCTAATATGGGAACGACCGCTGATTATAATAGGTTAACAGCAAAAGGCGGTGCAGTATTTGCTTTAGAAGATGCTGCATTAACTGAGGCTAATGACACCTATGCTAGAAGCTCAAAGTCTATTAAGTACATGTATTCAGTTGGTAGAATAACTGGACCTTCACAGGCAGCTACTCCAGCTTATACAGTTAACAACTTTGTACCCCTACCTGCACGAAATGCAAAGCAGTTAGAAGTAGTTGTTAAATCTAGGGCTTTATTAGAACTTGAGGAAAATGCTATTGTAAACGGTTCAACTGGTACTACAGCATCATGGTTTGATGGACTTATTACCCAGATTGGCGTTACAAACACAGTTGATAAGAACACATCTGCATTAACCTTAGATAATCTTTATACAGCTATTAGATACGCGTATGATGATGGTGGAAGACCAAACTTAGCCAGTTGTAGTTCTGATGTATATACGGATATTGGAAACCTATTATTCGACCAGTTTAGATATGCACCAACACAGAAATTAGCATGGGGTGCAGAATATCTAAGTCTAAACTCAATGGTTGGACAGATACCAATAATTCCATCTATGTACCACAGCAACACATCAGGAAGCAAAGCGATTTACTTCCAAGATATGACTGTAACTGAGATGAGGGTATTGCAGGATATAACTTATCAAGAATTAGCAAAGACAAATGATTCAGAGAAGTTCTATCTGAAGTGCTACGAAACCTATGTGATTAAAGCACCAGAGTTTTGTTCTTCAGTAACGGAAATCTCTTAAGGAGGTTTAAAATGGCATTTGCGAGTACAATAACAAAACAAGTAGTAATGGGTTCTTATAAAGTAGCATGGGGAACTTTTACTAATGGAGTTGGAGATACAGGCGGTGATATTGATACAGGACTTACAACAGTAGATAGTATTATGTTAACCACCCAAGGAGCAGCAGTTTCTGCTGATGCTCATGCAGTAAATGAAACACTACCAGTAGATGGTAGTGCTATTACTGTTGTATCAACTGCTGGTGCTGATGGATATTGGTATGCGGTAGGCAAATAAAATGGCTCTAGTTAAAAACATCTCAGATAAAGGACTTATTTTAATAAAGTCTATTGGTGTTGTTAGTGGTAATGTTAAAATACCCAACTATAAATCAGTAGAACCTAATGAAGTAATAGAGATAACTGATGATGTTTTAGACTTAGCTATTAAATCAGGATGCGAGGTAGTTAAACCTACCTCTTCTTCTGATATTAAGTCTAATAAAGAAAAGAAGATGACTGAAACTAAAAAGACTACAAAAAAGTCTAAACTAAAAGAAATATTAGGAGGATAAAAATAAAATGGCAGCAATACTATTGTCGGCTTGTACGACAACACAGGAACCAGTACCGGGATGGAACGTTTATAAAATTGTAACACCTGCAACAGCAGATAATGCAGATACTATTGATATAAGTTCTATCATTTCGGCAGATAAGATAGTTCAGGCAAGTTGTGAAGCAGCTACTGATGGTTGGCTTCCAGTTGCAGCTATAAGTGCAGCAGGAGTTTTAACCATACCGGGTTCAACTGCTAATGAAGCTAGAACAATTTATTTAATGGCGAGGCTCTAAGCCTCTCCTTTTTATTTTCATAATCTTGGAGGACAAGATGAAATTTCGAAATATAACAAAAAATAAGTTTGTGGTAGTGGTGGACACTCCAGTAGATATGTATAATGCTTCACGAGTATTATATAAGATAATAAGACCTAACCAAGTATTAGATTTTAAAGGTAAGGCTATTGAAAGTGCTAGTAATGATGAACGCCTTGAGATGATTATAGAAGGGGCANAAGAAGAAATAAAAGAAGAGTTAATAGAAAATAATACTAAAGAAATTCCCAAAAAGAGGGGAAGACCTAAAAAAATAAACTAAAATGGCTTACTCATGTGATCAGGTTGGACCTGCAGCAATAGATGATTTAGCAGCATTAATAGCAGCAGCGTGGAATGCAGCAACGGTTAATACACATCACGAAACAGTTATAGTACCACAAGGAACTGGATCGGCAGTAGCTTATCTTATATATGAATAGCGATGGCTTATTCAACCGTTGATGAAGTTATTAATGCAGCAGGTGTATATAAAGGTGTTTATGACCTAGAAGCAGTTGGTACTGGTGATGGCAATAATAAAACCTTTAGTTTAGACTTTAATCCAGTTGTAGAAGGTAGTGAAAAAATATATGTTGACGGAACTTTGAAAACAGTAACTACCGATTATACTATAAATTATAAAACAGGTGTAATAACCTTTGTAGCTGCACCGGGAGATACCCTAGCTGTAACAGCAACATATAATTATTTTACAATTACGTTAGATAGTGATGTAGTAACTGAATTCATAACTGAGGCTGANGCATGGATTGATCGTTATACGGGCAGAACTTGGGAAACAAAGACAGCTACGGATGAAGTCTATGACGGGAATGACCAAACTTGGCTGGTTGTGAGGGCTGATCATACCCCTATAATCTCCCTAACAGCCCTCACAATCGGCTCTACTAGCATTACGGTTGGAAATGTATATGTATATTCAAATACAGGTAAGTTAGTCTTAGGTACAGATGCCGAAGTATCCACTTTCTTAGCTACAAATCCCCAGAATATAACTATGACATATACCTATGGAGAATCTACAACACCTGAGTATATTAAAGGTTTTGCGCGTAGATTGGCAGCCGTTAAATCAATAGTTAGTATAATGGGTGGTACCTATGATGATGTTACCAGTTGGACTATTGGAAGTATGACTGCAGCTGTAGGAGAACCATGGGTTAATCTTGCCAGAACAGCTGAGAAACTAGATAAAGAATTAAAGAGTATGCTTAATGATTTAAAGAAAAGACCAGTAATATTATGACTAGCTATCAAAACAATGCGGATTTTATATTTGATAGGATTAAGGAATATGCTATCTTAGAAACCCTAACTTGGACTATTGATGCTAATGGCATGATAACTGATTCCACTTCTAGCAATACAGCTATTAATTGTGTAGTTCAGGATTTAGTGGCTGAGGATTTTACCAGAATCTCAGCAGGTCATATACCTAAATCAGATAAGCGTATATACGTACCCAGAACAGTTACCCTAAAATCAGGTAAGTATGATGTGTCAGGGGCAACGACTCAACAATTTATTCATTATCCAACTGATGGAACATCAACTATACCCTCAGGTGCAGAAGCATATGAGATAACTCAGGTATCAATGGAAGGCAGACCTGCTGACTTTGGACCAGATATTAGGGCTAATGCTACTAAGGTTTACACTATGGCATATTTGATTAAAGTACAGGCTTCGGGATGAGTGCAGCAATAGAAATAAAATTAGATGGAATGAAAGAAGAATTGGAAAAGATAGCTGAGAAACTGTTAGACCATTCTTTATATTATGTTGAAACAAGAGCTAAGAGAAATGCACCTAAAGATACTGGCTATATGTCACAAAGAATTTATTCTAAACATGAGGGCTTAAAGGGTGAGGTTGTTAGTCCTGCATTTTATTCTGGATTTATAGAATATGGTACAGGTAATATTCATGTAGGAACGCCCAAACAACCTAGAAAGGAGTGGGATGCTTTAGTTAAGCGAGGTGCAGTTGGCTCAGGACAAATTATGCCATTTATGCGACCTGCAATATATACTTGGATTACGCACATGGAGAACATGAGCAAGCAACAATGGAACACAATATTAAGATAGGAGGACTATCATGGCTAGAGCAGATGAAATTGTAAGAGATACTCTTAAGGATAATAGAGCTTCATATGACTTTCTAACTTTATTAAGTACAAACATGTTTTATGAGCTTTCTAATATGGTTTTAACAGCTTCTAAATTTCCCTTACTTTCATGCCAGAAAGTAGCACATTCAGGTTCTCCGTGGGCTTTAGGGGCTGATGGAGATCAATATAATCGTGTTTTAGTCCAAATAGACTTATATGCCCTTAAAAACGATCAGAAGACTGTTTCAGCAGTTAAATACTATTCTACTCACTTATTAAAGAAAATAGCTACAGACGCGTTTAACTGCCTTAGAGATAATATTTATAGTACGTCAGGAGTTAATAGATATACTGAGCTTAGTGATAACCCTATGCCTATCAGTGAGCTTAATGGAATGCCTGTTGTGAGAAGAAGTTTAGAAGTAGAGTTGATGCTTAAAAATGCTGAATAATAATAAAATATGGAGAATAAAATGGTAAAATTGAATAACAAAAGCGGACATACATATAGTTTTCCTCAAGTTGGAATTACAGCACCATCAGGAGAATTTGACTGCCCTGATAAATTAGTAGAAACATTACTTAAGAGTGATGCTATTATCAGGGTTGGTAGTGATATTAAATCAAAGACAAAGACGATAACTAGAAAACTAGATAAGGAGGAAGAAGAAAATGGCAGCTGAAGTTTATGGTGTAATGCCCTCAGCCAATGTGGCATGGGGTAAAGAAAGCACCTATGGAACTGCTGCAGGAACTATTGACCAATGGGAACTGTGGCAAAATGTAACTATGGAAGAAACCCATAACAAGATTCCCGTAAAAGGTCTTGGAGCAAGAGAAACCCAGTTCTTAGGACAGGGTACAATAGATGGAAGATTAAGTGGTGAATTTGTATTGCAGGATATGTATATGCTTACAGCTTTAGGTGTTATGACTGACACCGTTTCAGGAGCTGGTCCATATACACATACTATTGATGTTGGTTCAACTTTAACCTCGGGTACAGTTGAGTTAGCTCATGATGGTACAGCTGATGTTATTTATAAAGCTACTGGATTAGCAGTTAATAGCTGGACTTTAAATGCCAGTGTAGATGATGTGGCTAAAGTATCCATAGATTGTTTATATTCAGATATAGATAAGACTGATACCACAGCACAAACCACAGCTTTAAAGACTACAAATCCATTTACTATTAAGCAGATTAATCTTAAACTGGATGATACTGTTCAAGAAGATGTTAATAGTATGAGTATAAGTGTAAATAACAATCTAGCTTTCTATAAAGGATTTAATACTAACCTTTACAGATATACTTTAGCAGCTAGGCCTGGTCCGTTAGATGTTACGTTTAACTTTAACGCTAACATGGAAGACACTTCATTATTTACCTTATTACAAGATGATACTGAAACTGATGTAGAACTAACATTAACTGAATCGGCAAGTAGGAGTATCCAGTTCGTTATGAATAACTGTGAACTAGATACCTTTAGCGAACCAGTGGATGTTGGCGGTGGGATAGTAAATGTTACTATGAATGGAATAGCTAGATATGATGGCTCAGAGGGTGCTGCAGCTGATAAGAAATGCATACAAATAATAGATAAGAATGCAATCTCAACAGATTACGACGCATAATTGGGATAAAGTAACTAACTGGAATGGCTCAAGATATGAGAAGTATCTTAGCCAACACTCAGTTAGGGGACTTGGCACTCTAGCCAAATCCCTTATAGATGAGTGCGAAAGCATAGTAATAGGACCAAGTTTAAGCCACAATGGCTTTATAAAAATAGAAATTGCAAGGAGCAATAATGACAAAGATAATCAAACTGTCTGAGGAAGGCAAGGAAGCTGAGATAACCCCATTGAACTGGGGACAATGGAATAGAATAAGTGAACAAGCAAAAGTGGAAGTGAATGGCAAACGAGAGATGGATGAGCAAAAGCTACAAAACTATATGCTAGCTGAAAGTGTTAAAGGTGGAAAAGACTTTGTAGATAAGCTATCAATCAGAGATGCAATAATGCTTTCACAAGAAGTACAAAAGCTAAATTTCCCTGAAGAATTACAGGGAAAATCATCAGAGCAGTCGCAACAGGAAAATCTAAAGACAAAGACATAATCCGACTGCTTACAATCCATAATCTAGCAGAAGAATATGGATGGTCGTATAAGGAAATAGAGGAAACCCCTATTGTTATCATTGAGGGACTATCTCTATTAGCTAGAGAACAAGAAAGACAGAAACCAGTAACACCAAAACAGAGTNGAAGTATAAAAGGTAAAAATGCAAAACGGATTGTTAAGAAAATCCTTTAAGGAGGGAAAGAATGGTTGATATTCCAGTAAACTTAAAGTTTAATGTAAATACTGCTGAGTTAAATAAATTAAAAAAGGCATTAAATCTTAGTTTTGGTAGTAGTGGAGCACCTAGTTTTGGAGGTAAGGAAGATAAAGCTACAAAAGAATTAAGTAAAATAGGACAAGCCTTCGGTGCAGCAGGTACTATGGGTTTAATGCTTAAAGGAATTAAAGAGTTAAGTGGTACTATGAAAGGTATGTTTAAGCTTTCTGGACCTATGCAAGCTTCTATGAAAACCCTTGAACAGACTTNCTATCTTATAATGAAACCTATNGGTGATGTTATTGGTATGATTATCAGACCAATGGCTCTAGGTTTAATGAGGTGGGTTATTAAAAATAAAGAATTAGCAGCAGGTATAACTAGTGTTGTATTAGCAATAGTGGGATTACAGGCGGCTCTAACTGCTTCATCATTCTTTAGTGGAATTGCAGGAGCTTTAGGTGGTGGTGGTGCAGCAGGAGGGGCAGGAGCTGCAGCAGGAGGAGCAGGTATTGCTGCAACTGTTGCAGAAGCATTGGGAACTGCTACAAT